ATAAGCCCCGCAGCCGTGTCCTTACCGACGCTGATTTAAAAGAAATCGTCAAACTGTTAAAAGAGCACCCGTCAAACTGTAATCTTGGCCTTACCGTTGATCAGGCCTCGATCCTCAAACGCTTTTTAGCTGCATGGGATAAAGCGACCAGTATTGTCGGCGGGACTATCCTGATCGCATTTCTTGGGATTCTCGGCAGCATCTTTGTTAAGGGTTTCTGGAGTTGGCTCAAGGTGGGGAATAAATAATGGCACTTTTCGAAATAGCATACAAACAGACCCGTGAAAACGAGGGCGGCTACGCCAATAACGGAGCAGATGCCGGCGGCGAAACCTATAAAGGTATTGCCCGAAACTTCTGGGGTGGACTAAACCTCTGGCGTTTTATTGACCAGGTAAAACAGGAACTCGGCACAGTTCACGACGGCAATAAACATGACTGGATAGAGCGTCTCAATGCTCGCCTTGAGCAGATCCCGGCACTACAGACAGCCGTGGACTATTTCTACCGTGCCAAGTTCTGGGATGCCAATAGCCTCACACTGATAAGAAGTCAGATCGTGGCCAACTGGATTTTTGACCATTGTGTCAATGCTGACAGCCGTGGTGACAAGTGGGCACAGGAGGCAGCAGGCGTGGCCATTGATGGCGACATCGGCCCGGTCACCATAGCCGCTATTAACGCCATGGAGCCTGCCGTTTTCCTCTCCAAAGCAGAAGACGTCGCTGCTTTCTATCGCCTGGATAGAGCACTGGCCAACCCTTCACAAATTCAGTTCCTGCCCTCATGGCTACGCCGTGACGGCGTATCAACGGAAGAGATCAAGGAAGTTATGGCAATGGCAAAGAACGGCCTCACAGCCGCAGAAGTGAAGGTCTTGAAAGGGATCATTGAGGAAACCGCATGAACCCCATTACCACCACAGAAACTGCCTTGATCGAACTGATCAAGAGCGCCTTGGGCAATAAGGTCAAGACCGTTGCAAGTCTCCCTGGTGATTGGGATGCCAACATGCTTCAGCGGCTTATTGTGATAGCTCCGGCGGTCTATGTTTCCTTTCTTGGTGGCCCGGCCATTTCCCGCGATGGTGATGACGCCGGTTTAAACAGCCGCTGGGGGATCTACGCCGTCACCACCGACCCGTCAGGCCATGCCGCCCGCCGTCTTGGTTCGCAGATAGCCATAGGCGCTTATGAAATCCTTGCCACAGTCATTCCGGCTATCCACAACCAGACTGTTCCGGATATCGGCACCCTGCAGCTCTCAGGGCAGATTGATAACCTTTTCACCGGCTCATTGGCAAAGAAGAACCTGACCATTTACGAAGCACAGTTCAGTGTTCCTCTCTACTTCGACAGCGCCCTTGATCTGAACAGCCTTGATGATTTTGTCACCTTTGACGGTAAATACGACCTGAACACGGCAGACGATAAGATCGATGCCGAAGACAACGTAACTTTGGAGCAAGGGCCATGAGACTCCTGATCGCTACAATCATGTTGGCGCTGGCAACCTGTCAGCCCCTGTATGCCGGGGAAACCTACGATATCAGCATGAAGGCCGGTGCTGACTATAGCGCCACCCATAAATGGACAACCAAAACCGGCACAGCAATCAATCTGACCGGCACGGCATACCAGGCACAATTCCGCTCTGCACCCTATCCGGCAGGCGTTCTTTTTGCCACCTACTCGACAACGGTAACCAATGCCGCAGCCGGTCAGATACGTATGAGTCTTTCACGTCGGCAGACAACGACACTGAGCGGCAAGAGCGGCGTCTGGGATATCAAGCAGACCGGGGCAGATGGCACGGTCAATTATCGCTATGGGGGCACCGTCCGTGTCATCCCTACAGTTACCGCTCCATGAGAAGGATTATCTTGATAGCCAGTCTTCTGGCCATCAGCGCGACGGCAGCAATGGCCGTCTCTCCGGTCAACGTCACTGTTAGTCCGGAGGTTATCAACATAACTATTGATGATGGCGGTCAGGTTTCCACCATCACCATTCCAGAGGTTGACATTATTCAGGTCGTCTCCCCAGGGGAACAAGGCATCCCTGGACCAACCGGAGCAGCATCCACAGTGCCAGGCCCTCCCGGCCCTGCCGGAGCAGATGGTTTACCGGGTGCTACTGGACCAGCCGGAGCAGCTGGCGCTGTAGGCCCGACAGGAGCAACCGGCCCGCGCGGATATGACGGTAGAGAGGTTGAGGTACAGAACAGCGGCACCTATATCCAGTGGCGTTATATTACTGATCCACCGAGTACCTGGACAAACCTCGTCTCTATCGCTTCCCTGACCGGCGCAAATGGCTTAAACGGTAAAACCGTCCTCAGTGGATCCGGCGCACCGTCAAACAGTCTTGGCACAGATGGTGATTTTTATATTGATTTACCGGTATCTCACTTCTATGGACCGAAAGCTGCCGGAGTCTGGCCGGCATATATTGATCTGGTCGGTGCACAAGGCCCACCGGGGCCATCAGCATCAGTTACACAGACAGCCGTAATCGGGGCACTTGATGATCCAACAGACGGCGCAGTTGTTTACGTGCAACAGGGTCCGACAGAGGCAGGAACCGCCGCCAAGATTGCAGTCGGGGACTCGGTGGGTAATACAAAAGCATGGCTTGATGGGAACGGGACGCTGGTTCGTCAATGTCTTAACGGCGAAACCGGCTATGCGGTAAAGGTTTTAAGTTATACCGGCGAGGTTCTTTACTCTGTCGCATGTAACAACAGCATAGTGTTCAAGGGGAGTTTAACAATCAAATGAAACCTCTCTTACTCGCCATAGCCTTAATACTGATCATCATTGCCGTTGCCGGGGCTGCCGTTCTCTGTCCTGATACCCCGGCGGGTTACATTCGTAGCAACCGCCCGACAGATATCCCGGCCAATTATCCGCCACCGGAAGAGCCCGCCTGCTACATGAGGACGACTCAGGCAAGTAATAATCATATTTTCATCTGCATCATGTGCCACGACAACAGGAGTATCGCATGATCCGCTATCTCATAGTCCTTGCCCTACTTGTCCTCACCTCCGGTCAGGAGTGTTTTGCAGGTTACACCGTTGCCGTCTGGCAGCAGATACAGCCGACATATATCACCGTCAGCCGCTTTGGTGCAGAGCAGATTGTTCTTAATCGTGGCACACCACCGGCAAGGCAGCTTACCTGGTCAAAGAAGATCTGCGAAGCCCGCGACCCGTACAGCACCGACCCGCTGCTTCGTTCCGAGGTCTGGGAAGATAGCGCCGGCACGGCAACCAGTGCCGACCTGTTCGCCGCCTGTCCGCAGATCAGGAAACTAAAAACCGATGAAATCCGCGAAGCCGGAGCCGCCAGGCTCTCAGCTATGGCAAACCCATACAGGTCTGCCGAGCGGGAAACCTGGGCAACACAGCAACGCGAGGCTCGCACCTGGCTGAATGATCATAATGCCGCCGTGCCGATGATCAGCGCCATGGCGGCAGAGCGCGGCCTTAATCTCCAGGAGATGGTTGACAAGATCATGGAGAACGTCGCCCTGTTCGAAGCGGGCTCCGGTCAGATTCTTGGCCAGCAACAGCGGCTCCTTGACCAGATCGCGGTTGAAACAGACTTCGAGGTACTGGAGAAACTGACATGGTAAAAGCGCCACGGATAAAACTCAGCAACGGGCATCTGTCTACTATTCCGGACTATTACCTCCAACTCGATAACGGGCTGATTGTCCCGAAGTCTTATTGGGAAGCAACAGAGGAAGTCAGATCTATAGTTTGCAACGGTTGCGGCAGTGCGGGGTGGAAAGGGATTTTAATCCCTGACAACCTTTATGGCGTACCAATTGGCAAAGAGTGCTGTTGGCCCCATGACTGGGATTACAGCGAGGGCGACACCTGGCTTTGCAAATTCTGGGCAGACGAGATTTTTCGCCACAACCTTTTGTTGCTCAGTGAAAAAAGAAGCCTCACCAGCGTAATGCGGTGTCTGCGCTGCCGAGCGGCTGAAGGTTATTTCGAATCAGTCGAACATTTCGGCAATACAAACTTTTGGGCGGGGAAAGTAAAGCCGCCAATGTAAGGAGATAATTATGGACCAGCTGAAAAGAGAACTTGCCCTGACCATCACCATTGCCTTCATTGCCCTGATCTTCATCATCTGCTTTGCTCCGGTTCGTGATACCGGCAGAGATATTCTTCTTGTGCTCACCGGCACGCTGGTTGGCATCGTGAAAGATATTTACTGCTTCTACTTCGGTTCATCCCTCGGCAGCGAGCGGAAAACCGAACTACTCAGCCACGCTGCCCCGGTGCAGGCAGACCAGCCGTGAGATACCTTATTCCACTGGTTTTTACTCTGGCGCTGTTACTCCAGTTTGGCGGCTGTATCTCCATGCAGTGCAGCCAGCAACAGGGAGAGCGCAACGCCGTGAAGACTGACACCGACCAGAAACCAACGACGCCGATCAGCACCACGGCGACGATACCGTTTAAGTAAAGGAGCTGTTATGAGCAAAATATTTGTAACACCGGCAGAGGGGAAAATAGTCAGGGATCCAGTGACGCTTGTAGCACTTCCGGCAGCCGGGGCAGTTAAAGACTCTGGCAGCTTCTGGCTTCGCCGCGAGCTTGACGTCGACGTCACCATAAGTGATCCACCCAAAACAAAGGCACCAGCCAAGGAGGATAAGTAATCATGCCTATCTCATTCAACCAGATTCCAATCGACATCCGCACCCCCGGCCAGTTTATCGAATTCGATAACACCCGTGCCGTTCAGGGGCTTCCGGCCATACGCCACAAGATCCTCGTTATTGGTCAACGCCTGACAACCGGCACCGTGGCTGCCAACCTTGCCACACAGATCAACTCCAAAGCACAGGCTGAAGAGTCTTTTGGCCGTGGTTCCATGCTCTCGGCCATGTTCAACGCTCTTAAGGACGCCAACGGCTACACCGAAAGCTACGGCATAGCCCTTGATGATCTGGTCGCCGGTGCTCTGGCCTCTGGAACAATTACCTTCACCGGTCCGGCTACTGCTGCCGGTACTGTCAATTTCTACATTGCCGGTAAAGCGGTCAAGGTAGGCGTAGCTGCTGCCGATACTGCCACAGCGATAGCCACAGCGGTTAAAGATGCCATCAACGCCGATACTAGCCTGCCGGTTGTAGCAACCTCATTGGTTGGCGCGGTTACCATCACCGCTCGTCATAAGGGGATCTGCGGCAATTACATTGATCTAAGGCTGAATTATTACGCAGGCGAGCGGCTCCCAACCGGTGTAGGCGCTACTATCGTTGCCATGGCCAGCGGCACAGGTAACCCCGATATAGCGACCGCTATTGCAGCAATCGGTGATAATCAGTTCCACACCATCATCATGCCCTACACCGACACGGCCAACCTTGCCGCACTGGAAACAGAGCTGGTTCGTCGCTTCGGCCCGTTGGTCATGAAAGAAGGCCATGGCTTTGCTGCAGTATCCGGCACATTGGCCGATGGCACAACCCTTGGCAATGCCCGTAACTGCCCACACATGACCATCATGGGATGCCAGAAGTCACCAACAGCCCCGTGGATCGTTGCCGCCATTACCGGCGCCATTGATGCCTATGAGCCTGACCCGGCAAGACCACGGCAGACGCTGGTGCTGACTGGCATGCTTCCCCCAAAAGATGCCGACCAGTACAAGCTCAGTGAGCGCAATACGCACCTGTATGACGGTATTTCAACTTTCACCGTTGATGCCGGTGGTAACTGCCTCATAGAGCGGCTCATCACCACCTATCAGACCAATGCTTTCGGTGTTGCTGATGTCAGCTACCTCGACATTGAGACCATGCGCACCATCGCTTACCTGCGCTTTTCTGCTCGCGCACATATCGCTCTCAAGTTCCCGCGGCATAAGTTGGCCAACGATGGCACCAACTTCTCTCCAGGACAGGCAATCGTTACGCCGAAGATCATCCGCGCCGAGCTGATCGTCCTCTTTCAGGATTGGGAGCTAGCCGGACTTGCAGAGAACCGCGATCAGTACAAAACCGATTTGCTGGTCGAGCGCGATGCCGATAAGAACAGGGTCAATGCCATTATCCCGCCGGATTGCGTCAACCAGTTCCGCATCTTTGCGGCTCAGGTGCAGTTCCGGCTCTAAATAGATAATCAGCCGGGTGGCGCAAGCCCCCGGCCAGACATAACAGGAGGTTACCATGCAACTTTTAGGACGGGCATCAATCAAATATAACGGCAAACTCCTCCGCACGGAAAAGGGAGCCAAGATCAACACTGGAGGCGTTAAGCGCAAAGGGCAGGAAGGGGACACCGTCCTCGGTTTTTCCGAAGAAACCGCCATCCCTTTTGTAGAGTGCGAAGTGGCCGTTGCCAAGGGTGACAGTCTGCTCGATCTTAATAAAGTTACCGCTGCTACCATCACCTTCGAAGCCGATACCGGCCAGACCTGGATTCTAAAAGACGCCTGGTTGACCGATCCGACTGAAGCGACCGCAGGCGACGGCGGCAAGGTCAAGCTCAAGTTCGAAGGCATGAGCTGCGAGGAGATGCTTTAAATGGCAACCATTAAAGTCACTTTAAAAGATGGCCTCAAGATAGGTGAGGAAACTCACCTTGAGGCCGAGCTCCGCGAAGCGAACGCAGGCGATATGCTCGATGCTACAGAAGAGAGTGAGCGGGCTGTTCTGACTCCTGAAGGTTATAAGCTGCTGATCAGCCCGACTCAGGTCGGCGCTCAGACCCTTTGCCGTCAGATTGTAAAAATCGGTAGCCATCCGGGACCGCTGACCATGGCAGAATTGAAGAAGCTCTCGGGGCGGGACTTGAACACCCTGCAAAATAAGGCCATGCAGCTTGAAAGCGCCGACAGCGAGGGTCTTGACAAATTGGGAAACGGGTAGCGGAGGCGCGTAAAGATCTTGAGGAAGGCATTTTCCGGATTGCTGCATGGACACACTGGAGCGAGGCGGAAATAAGGTATATGCCGATCCGCCGTTTCCTCCGCTACTTGAGATTAACAACGAAACCACAAGGATAGACCGTGAGCCAAGTCAAGACATCCTTAATTATAGATCTGGCCGGAAACCTGCAGTCGCGGGCAAATCAGTTCCTCTCTTCCCTTCAACGGATGGGAAGCTCTGGTTCCCGCTCCATGCAGATATTGGAGCGCAGCGCAGCGGCAGCAGGCCGCGGGCTTGATCGACTTGGCAATCGGTATACTGCCATGCTTGGCGGTGCAGCGGGTATTGGCGCAATTAAGCACGTTGGTGACCTTTCTCAAAGGCTCACATACCTCGGCATTCAGGCAAATGCCTCAGACGCCGAAATAGCAAAGCTCCATAGTTCAATTATCAAGGTTGCACAGGATAAAGACATTCGTGTTGATCCCTCCGGAATCCTCGAAGGGGTTGAGGTTATCGTTGAAAAACTCGGAGATCTCGGCATTGCTGAAGGGAATCTCCGCAATATCGGCCTTGCCATGCGAGCCACAGGGGCAGAAGGCAAGGCCGTCGGTGACATGATTGCCAACTTCAAGGAGAAGTTTGACTTGAAGCCGGAAGAGATGCTCCCAGCCCTCGATATCCTAGTCAAACAGGGCAAAGCCGGAGCTTTTACCTTGAAGGATATGGTCACACAGGGCAACAGGGTTACCGCGGCTTATGGTTCCATGGGTCGCAAGGGTTTGCCCGCTGTGCGTGAAATGGGAGCCATGCTGCAGGTATTCCGCAAATCATCCGGCAGTGCAGAAGAGACCAGTACCGCTTTCAAGAACTTTTTCAGTGACCTGATGGAACCAGGCAAACAGAAGGTTCTTAAAGCCAATGGCATCAGTATATGGGATCCGGAAAAACTCAAGGAAGGCAAGAAAGTAGTCCGCTCGGCGGTTGATATTATTGATGAGCTGCTGCGTAAATCCAAGGGGGATCCGGAGAAGCTCGCCAAGGTCTTCGGCATGCAGTCCCTCGATGGCGTCAAGGCCTTTATCAGCACCTGGCAAAGCTCCGGCAAGAATGCCGCCCTTGAGTTTATGAACATCAACGGTGATGGTGCCGAATTGATGGCAGACTCGGCTCGCGCCTCCAAAGAGTTCAACGCCGCTATACAGAATCTGCAGACCAGTTGGCAGAAGTTCGCCAAGCAGGAGCTGACCAAGCCGGTGAAGGATATGGCCGACTATCTCAACGGGCTTAAACCCGGCACTGTTGATCGTTGGATGACGGTGGCCAAGTGGATCGCAATAATTGGCGGCAGTGCAATTGTGGCCCGTAAAGGATACGGGATGTATGAGTTTGGCCGGCAGATCCTTGGCGGCAAAGGTGGTAAAGGTGGCCTCGGCGGACTTGCTGGCGGTGGAGCTGCTCCAATTCCGGTCTATGTGGTCAATCAACCGGGTGGGATTCCTGGTGTTGGTGGAGCAGGCGGTGCCGGGGCTGGTGCTGCTGCCGCTCGTGCAGGTATCGGTTTTGCCGGTGGTGCCGCTATAGCAATACCTCTGACTACCGCTCTACTCGCCCGACCCATTGCTAAGGCCATTTCAGAAGAACGTGTAAAATCCTCATCGACCACTCAACTTCGAGAGATGCTTAACGGACATATGGTTATGGGAGGCGGTGCCAGCACATATCAGGCAAAACTGATTGCAAGTGAGCTCCAAAAACGCGGCGCACAGGACGTAAATGGTTTAATCAAAATTGTCATCGATCAGGATAATCGGGCACGTATCGACACTCTAAAGAGCCACAACAACATTAAGTTTGATGTTGATAACGGCATGATGATGGTGAGCCACTAATGACAACATGGCGCGAAAAACTACAGCCCGGATCATTCCGCGGCGCTCCTTTCTACTGGAAGCGAGCCGATAGCGACATAGGCCGCAAGACCGCCCGTCATGATTATCCCCAACGGGATGAAGCCTATATTGAGGACCTGGGGAAAGCCCCCCGTGAGTTCGTCCTTGAAGTGGTTGTTATCGGGCCGGATTACATGGTGGCACGGGATGCCCTCATTGCCGCTCTCGAACAGCCCGGCCCCGGTACACTGATCCATCCGACCATGGGGACGATGCAGGTCTCTCTTAACAGCAAGCCGCGCCTTTCAGAATCTACCGATGAAGGTGGCATGGCTCGCTTCTCGCTTCCTTTCATCGTAGCAGGGCCAAACAAGTTCCCAACGGCTACAGTTGACACCGCCGCCATTGTCGCCACCCGTGCCACTGCTGCCAAGGCTGCTGTTGCGGCCAATTATGTCAAGGTTGTCAAGACTCCGCGCTTTCCTGCCTTTGTTGCCGACTCCCTCAGTAATCTGGCAGACAAGGGGATTGCCGCCATTGGTGTAGCCCTGAAAGCCGTCTCTCCTCCCCTTCTTCCCGGTGCAGCAGGCAGCGTACTATCGAAACTAGGAGAACTGCGCAACTCTGTTGTCGCACTTGCCCGTGTGCCGGTAGACATGGTTTTAGAGGTTCAGGGAGTCATTACCAGAGTCAACGTGCTCACCAGTAACCCGTTCACCGCCCTGAAGTCCCTGGAAGGTCTGTTCGAGTTTGGCAACAACGAACCAGCCATCAAGGGCACCACCTACAGCAGGCGTCAGCAGGCCGCAAACCAGAGCGCCATGACTGCCCTGGTGAGGCAGACAGCAATTATTGAAGCTGCTGCACTGAGCGCAAAGGTTGCATACCCTAGCTATCAGGAGGCTATTGCCATCCGCGACGAGCTGGCCGATCTGCTCGACAATGAAATGGAGACAGCCGACGATGATACCTATGAGGCATTAACTGCACTCAGGATTGCCATGCTACAGGATATCTCCGCACGGGGCGGTGATCTTGCCCGCCTCACCAATTACACGCCGCAGCGGACTCTGCCTGCTCTGGTCATTACTCATCAACTCTATGGCGATGCCACCCGTTCTGAAGAGATCATTAGCCGCAACAATGTTCGTCATCCCGGCTTTGTCCCCGGTGGCGTAGCTCTTGAGGTAGTTTCCAATGTCTGAAACTATCCGTCTCAATGTCAATGGCCGCTTTTACGGTGGCTGGACAAATGTCCGCGTCAAGCTCGGAATTGAGCATGTGGCAGGCTCTTTTGACCTCTCCGTTTCCGAGAAATGGCCAGGGCAGACCGACTTCCGCGCCCTTGCAATAGGTGATGAATGCCGGGTCTTTATTGGTGACACCCCTATAGTTACCGGCTACATCGATGATGTAGATCCGGATTATGACAAAGAGAGTCACATTATCCATATCTCTGGCCGTGATAAGACTGGCGATCTGGTGGACTGCTCCGCTATTCACAAAAGTGGCGAGTGGCACAACGCCAAACTGGAGAAGATCTGTCAGGACATCTGCACCCCCTTTGGTATCAAGGTTGTGGTTTCGGTTGATACCGGTAAAGCCTTCTCCCGTTTTGCCATCCATGACGGGGAAAGCGCCTTTGAATGCCTGGTCCGCTGTACCATGATGCGCGGCATTCTTATGATCAGTAACGGCTCTGGCGATCTTGTCTTGACTCGTGCCGGTGTAGACCGGATCAGCACACCGTTGATTCTGGGCCAGAATATCGAACGGGGCAGCGGGCGCTTTACCGCGAAAGACCGCTACAGTAAATATATCGTCAAGGGGCAATCCGTTGCAGCCGGATGGGATGCCACTTCAACTAAGCACACCAGCCAGAAAGCAGTTGTCGAAGATACGCATATCACCCGCTATCGGCCCCTGATTATCATTGCCGAACAAGGCGACGGTAGCACCTATAAAGACCGCGCCATCTGGGAACGCAACGTCCGCTATGGTCGGGGCGGTCGTGTTGTCTACACTGTTACAGGTTGGCGGCATGCTACAGGCCTCTGGTTACCCAACCGGCTCGTAAAGGTAACTGACGCCTATATGGGGCTTGACGAAGAGCAGTTGATTATCGGCGCAACAATGGTTTTGGATGAAAACGGCAGCCGCACGGACATAGAGGTCTGCCGTAAAGAGGCCTTTGAGTTGATCAACCTGCCGGACAAGCGCAAGCATAAGGTGCAGGAGAATCTGAAATGGTAAGGACTGTTCAAAAACTAATGGCACCCCTTGCCCGACGCATCAGCATGCTCCTTGGCCGGGGCGTGGTGAAACTCATCAACGATGCAGGCGGAAGGCAGCTGCTGCAGGTATCCATCCTTGCCGATGAAGTGAGGGCAGAGGTCGAGCGCTTCCAGAATTACGGAATTACCTCTTTCCCTTTCGAAGGGGCTGAGGTTGTGACCGCAAGCGTGGGCGGAAGTCGGGATCACACAATTGTGCTCGTAGTAGATGACCGCAGGTATCGTCTTCAAGGCCTTGAGCAGGGGGAAGTAGCCCTTTATGATGATCAGGGGCAAAAAATCCACCTGAAACGCAATAAGGAAATTGAAATCACCGGCTGCGATACCCTTAAGGCGACTTGCACCGTATCCGCAACGGTTACAGCTCCACAGTTGACGATTATAGCCACAACCAAGGTCACTATGACCACTCCCCGGCTCGAAGTATCCGGCGATATTATCGCAACTGGCAATGTGGCTGATGCGGGTGGCACGAAAACAATGGCAGCGATGCGTACAACCTTTAACACTCACCACCATAGCACCGGCCCTGCACCAACAGAGCAGATGTAAGGAGCCTTATGGATTTTCGCACCGTAAAAACTGACAACGGCTTTGACTGGAAGATTACCATTCCGGGACTGGCTGAAGAGGATGGACTTGAGACGGCGGTTATTATCAGCCTCTTCACCGATGGTCAGGCGAAAACTGACGACATCCTACCCTCCGGTGATGACCGCCGCGGCTGGTGGGGTGATACCATCAGCGAGACCGAAGGTGACCGGATCGGTTCCCGTCTCTGGCTTCTCTCGAGGGAGAAACAACTGCCGGGCATACTGGCCAAAGCCAAGGAGTACGCCGAAGAAGCCTTGCGCTGGCTGGTTGAAGATGGTGTCGCAAAATCGGTCACCGCAACAGCTGAGAATTTTCAGGAAGGTGCCCTTGGCCTTCTGGTAGAGATAACCAAACCGGACGGGGTAGCGACTAAATATCAATTTAAAAGATTCTGGAAGGGGGAATAAATGTCTTTCACTCGCCCGACACTTGTTGAACTGAGGGACCGCGCCCAGAGTAATCTGGATAGCCGCCTGCCGGGCACCGATGCCCGATTGCGCCGGTCAAATACCAATGTTCTCGCCACCGTTCACAGTGGCGCGGTACATGGCCTCTATGGGTATCTTGATTATATTTCCCGGCAAGCCATACCCGGCCCCGACAATGACGAGCAGTGGCTGGAACGCCATGCATCCCTGTATAAGGTTTTCCGCAAAGCCGCAACATCTGCCAGCGGATCAATAACCTTCACCGGCAACAACGATGCCGTTATCCCTGCCGGTACATCATTACAGCGCAGTGATGGCGCCCTCTATACAACAACAGCAGAAGCCACCATTACCGCAGGGACTGCCACGGCTGCAATCAGTGCCGATGTCGCAGGAGTTGCAGGTAACACTGCTGCAGGTTCTCAGTTCTCCCTGGTAACTCCCATTGACGGCGTTGTCATGGCTGCCACCGTTGCAGCCGGAGGCCTTACCAACGGCACCGATATTGAAACGCTGACCCGCCTCTGGCAACGTCTTGAGCGACGGCTCGGCCAACCTCCCCAGGGGGGTGCTGATTTCGATTATGTCAGCTGGGCGCTGGAAGTCCCCGGCGTCACCCGCGCCTGGTGCTATCCCAACTATCTCGGCCTTGGCACGGTAGGCGTTACCTTTGTCATGGATGATCAGGCAGGAACGATCATTCCAGACGCCCCGAAGATTGCCGAGGTTGCCGCCTACATCGAACAGCATGAAGACCCGGTTACGGGTGTTATCATTGGCAGGCCCGTGACAGCAGACGTGACCGTCTTCGCCCTGACTGCCGATCCGATGGACTTTACCATTGATCTGACCCCAGACACGGCAGCCATCCGGACTGAGGTAACGGCGGAACTTGCCGACCTGATCGCACGGGAGGCAGAACCAGCCGGTAAAATATTCCTGACCCATATCAGGGAAGCAATCAGCACTGCTGCCGGGGAAGAGAACCACACCCTGACTGTCCCGAATGCTGACCAGACCGCAGCTGCCGGCACAATCTTTGTCATGGGGGCCATCACATGGGTGTAACCGCTGCTGAATATCTTACCCTGCTGCAGTCACTCTTGCCGCCGGGCGCCGCATGGACAAGAGAGCCTGAGGCAGATATGACAAAAACCCTGCAGGCGCTGGCTGATGACTTCGCCATGTTGGATGACAGGGCCCTGGCATTTTTGGAAGAGTGCGACCCGCGCACAACCTACGAGCTATTATCAGAGTGGGAAGCAGCTACCAGCCTGCCGGATATCATCTACAGCAACTCACAGACCGTCATTGAAAAGCGGCTGGCCCTTGAAAGTAAATTGACCAGCGTTGGCGGCCAGTCGATCCCGGCTTACATCGCCCTTGCCGCTCGGCTCGGCTACACCATCACCATAACCGAATTCAGACCATTCACTGTCAACTCCAACGTCACCGAAGCAATTCAGGATGTCCCCTGGCGCTTTCTCTGGCAAGTAAACTCAGCCACCGTCCCCACTAACGATGCCAGCTGTCTCAGCCCCTGCACCGATCCGCTCCGGTCCTGGGGGGAGGAACTGCTAGAAACCGCCATCAGAAAATACAAGCCGTCCCATACAGAAGTTATTTTTACTTACGGAGGATAAACCATGCACAGAGTCGATACCGCTACCGCAGTAGCAGCCCCCCCCGCCTTAGACGCGGCAGTCAGCCCCGGTTATTTCAGCAAAGGAAACCCGGCCACCGGCGTCCCGGCCACCATTCCCGGTCAGGACTGGTTCAACAGCGTTCAGGAAGAACTGGTAAGCATCATCGCTGCCGCCGGCATAACACTGGATCGCACCGCCAATAATCAAGTGTTGGCCGCACTACAGAGTATGTTCGCCGGGGGAGACACTCATCAAAAGATTCTTGGCGGGCTGATTTTCCAGTGGGGTACATATACTGCCACTGCCGCCACTGTCCACACCATAACCCTGCCAATCGCGTTTCCAACCGTCTGTTACCATTTCAGCGTCACTCCGGTTGATGATGCCTATTCACTGATTTATCGCCCCAGCGGTAAAGTCATCGCGGCCGTACCGATTACACAAGCAAAGATCGGCTACGCCTACGGCGGCGGCGGCGGTCAAGTCCTCAACTGGTTTGCAATCGGAAAATAAAAAGGAGATATTATGTACTATTCGAAATCCATCAAAGGCTTTGATAACCGCAAAGATTACCTTCCGGCTGATGCCGTTGAAATCACTAAACTGGAACATGCCGCCCTGCTGCTCGGCCAAAGTCTCGGCAAAGAGATTGTTGCTGATGCTGACGGACGGCCGACACTACAAGATCCGCCGCCCCTCGGACTGGAAGAGCTGCGGAAAATCAAGCTTGAGGCATTGGCACAGCTGCGCTACGAGCGGGAAACCGCCGGTATTACCGTTGACGGCGCTGTTATCAAAACCGACCGGGAGAGCCAGGCAATGCTCACCGGTGCATGGGTAAGGACCCAGCGAAAACCAACCACGGTCATCGATTGGAAAGGTAAAAATGGCTGGGGTAAGGTAGGTAAGGCGCAGATCGAAGCAACGGCTGACGCTGTTTCCGATCATATACAGAACTGTTTCACACAGGAGATGGTTCACGCCACGGCCATAGCTGCCCTGGAAACGGCGGAAGATATTGACGCTTACGACATTACAACCGGCTGGCCGGAGTAGAATCAAAAGAAAGTGCACCAAAGTGCACCAAAAACAGTGCACCAACACAAAAAAACGGAGCCGCTAACTTAGCGACTCCGTTGATTTTTTTGGTTGCGGGGACAGGATTTGAACCTGTGACCTTCGGGTTATGAGCTTTTAGGCTTATGAAAATTATCTTTTACTTTCAGTACTTTGCACTGATTTCCCTTGGTGCAATGCACCAATGATTTCTTGGAGCAACTTCTTGCTTTTGCGATATTTTTTATTATTTCATTTATTTTTTCGGTCATAGCAATATTTTCTCTTGACTCTCTCGCTAAAGCGATTTATTTTATCTATAGATTTATCTATAGAAATAACATGAGGACACGAGCCATGCAAGAAACTCCTATCATAAAAGCGCCCGATAGTTACGACTGGACTGAGTTCACCTTAAAGGAACGTGGTTTCCTGGCTACTTGGTGCCGTGAGAACAAATATCAAAACGGAGAGCCTTTCAGTTACAAGACTGCTTTTGCGTTGATCCGTAATGAGTATAGGGGTGAATCCGGGCCTAAAATCAGTGAAATTATCAAAGCTGCCCTCCGTGATGGACTTATCCACGAAATTGAAGAACAACAGGCAGCTTGACGATAACAGGTAGTCCAACAGCAATAAATTACAGAGTGAGGCGATTTTGTAATGAACAGTTACGAGGCAATCCAGAGAGCAATTGCAGGAAAAACAGTTCTTCAGGCTAAAGAGCTGCACCTCTCCACCAGCACGGTGAATAAGTGGCAGGAACCTACTAGCGATTATACCGACAGCGGCGCTTTCAACCCGTTGGATCGTGTAGAAAAAATCATTGAGACGAGTCTGAAGCTCCAAATATCGCGGGAAGATGCCTTGGCACCGATTCAGTTTCTGGCGAGTCGCTTCAACTGCGTCCTGATCCCATTACCTGAGACATCGTCCACCCTGAAAAATCTCCAGTCACAGCTTTCACATACCGTAAAAGAATTCAGTCACCTGATGGAGTCGTCAGCAGACGCCATGGTTGACAATATCATCACTGCAGATGAGCGCCGCCGAATTGAGCGCGAAGGGCAGCACCTTATGCACCATCTCGGTTGTTATCTCGAAATGGTAAAGGAAGCCAGCGAGCGATGACAGACCAGCTCATAATACAGCGGCTGGACAGAATTGAGAGACTGCTTATGCGTTTGATCATCCCTGTTGAGGTTGAAGAAGGCCGCCAAGTCGCTAACTGCACAGATGACCAAAGGGTAGCTCATAACAAGGACATACTGGCACGAAGGAAGGCTCTGAGGGGAGGGACTGCATGAAGAAAGCCGTGATTATTATCGCAATGATTATTCTCGGGCTATATGGCCTTGCCGGATCCGACGATCACATGGACACCTGGCCCACGAAAGAACAGCGAGCTGAGGTAATCAGCAGGTGGTAGTTACTACCAAAGGGAGGTGGTCATGCTCAAACGATCATTTGCTGGTGTTGAATTCCCGTGCTTTGACTGTAAGAAACTCCACAGATATTGCGGGAAACAGGACGACATTATTAGAAAAATGGTTGCGGCTATAGCAAGCAAATCCACTGTGAGTTGTCCAGAGCACGAAGAATATTTTTTCAGAGGGATAGAGGGGTGTAAAGCATAAGGTTTTTTAGTTTCCCTGGGCAGGGTTAGCTGCCCGGCGGTCGCCTCACCGCCAGCCCAGGGATTTTATTTCAGAGGCATCTACCATGATAAGGAGGCAATCATGCTTGGAACCCACCGCACAAATGCAGGTCACAATTATCTTACAGAGAATGAGGAAAAGCGCTTGTTCAGCTATGTATCACGTCTTAAAGATCAGCTGGCTGAACGGGATCTGGCTTTGATGAAGACTATGCGGATTCTCGGCCTTCGTCGGGTTGAGACAGTGCGGCTGGATGTCGGCGATGTTTTCCGCAAGGAAAAACTGGTGATCAATGAGCGGATCGCTGCGAAAGGTGCGGTGGATGTGCTCGATATTCCGATAGAACTTTCAAAGGTATATGCCCGACTCTTCTTTCTCAAGCGCCAATGGGGCGAGGATATGACAGATGATGCGCCGCTGTTCGTGTCACGTAATGGGGAGCGGCTTTCTATCCGGGCGGTGAATGACCTGGTTAAGAAATGGTGTGCTGCTGCCGGGGTAAGCATTACCCCCCACGGCTTCAGACACACGAAGGGCCGCCGCATCATGGATGATGTCCGGCACATGACCCCGGAGATGGAGAGGAAACGGCTGAATCTGGCACAGAAGCAGCTGCGGCACAAGACGATCAACGCAACCGCCATCTACACAGCGCCGACGAAAGAAGAAATGGCGCTGGTGGCTGGGATATAGGTGGTGGCCATGTGTGAAATTACCTGCGGCAGTTGCGGCCACCATGACGACTATATCCACTTCACCCGGACACTCCTTTTCGGTGATCTGCCGAAAGATACTTTCCAGTGTCCAAAATGCAATACAGCCATTGCCAGGCGCTACGGCGCTCCAGTTGTGTACTGATCAGGGTTTGTAGCACCGGGCAAGATGGATTTAATTCAAGTAGAAGCGAGACTATAAAATAAAGGAGCCAACCCATGCCAAGGAACTGTGCTGACTGCAAGAACGCGACTAAGAAGCAACATGAAATCCCCTGCAAAGGCTGTTACGACGCCTCTACCCCTGAGAACCATTTTCCGGAATGGGAGCCGAAGCAATGAGCGAAGAAAAGAAAGCCACGAAGCACTTCAACAGCGGCCACGTTTTCGGGCGGGTCATGGAAACACCGAAGCAAGAAACTTCGACCGGCGGGAAAGAGTATATCTCTTTCAAAGTCTCTGTTTCTGGCCCTAGATCCGGACAGGTAACAATCTACTGCCGCCTATGGGATGCCGATAGAATCGTCCCTTTTCTTGCCCAGTATCGCAAGAATCCTGCTACCCCCTTCTATCTGAAGGGTTTTTATGGCCAGTACAAAAATAACTCAAACGCATTCCTTTCCAACTTCACCATTTTTCAGTGGGAAGAGCGTGACAAGGTTGATCCTCGGGCAACATTTATCATGCGCGGGGTGGTTGATTCCGTCACCGGGATGAATGGCGGGCAACGGATCCTGTTCAAGGTGAAACGTGAAGGGCAAAGCGAAGAGCTGTTTGAACTGATCACTCCTGGTGAAATGCTTCTTGAGACGGTTGAAAAAGATCAGTTCCTTGAGGTGAAGGGCTACGTGCGACAGCAAGAGATGGAGGATGAATACGGCGGATCTTCCGGTCCGATTCACGCCTATGTACATGAACTGAAGGTGCTGTGATGGGGTGCGAGGCTATTTACAAAGAGCTCATGGCAAGGATTGAAGCCATTGTGAAAGAGAAATGGCCTCATGCCATCAACACCACGGGGTTTATCGAGTTTGCCGAAAAGAATCACCCCGAGCTGAAGGCCAAACACGACACGCTCTATAAAGAGGCGAACCAACTATGGATAAATTGCCAAGATACTGAGTTCAAGAAGATTGCAACTGAGTGGGGCCAAACCGTGCTGCAGATGTACCGGTTGTTTAACGGCCATTTAAAGACATTGAGGGAGGCGGCGTGAACAGGAATTATATGGCTTTTTGTAAATGCGGAGGTCTGGTCGCCCTGGCGACAGCTCATACTATTCAAGAGCTGACAGCCTCCGGCAAAGATGCTCTGAAGTGGCAAAAACAAGGTTTCAGGGTTGAGCTACGAGAAACTCCTGACGGTGAGACTATGCCGCGTTGGTGTGACAACCCTAAGCCCGGAACGTGTAGTGAGTACGAAATCTACTTGGCTAAGGCGAAAGAAAGAAACTGGCCTATGCCGGTCAGTGATCTGTTCAAACCGGAGGTGTGGCTACGCTTCTGGAAAGATATGGAATGGTGCGATAGCGACCATAGCGTTGACCGACCTGTAGTGCCCCATAGGAGTGCATGACGATGGAATCAGTAATTTTTATAATTGAGTCCGGCAAAGCTCTGGAAATGGTGAAAGAGCATATTGCAGACCGGCAGCGGGTACAAGCGGAAGTCTGCGCCATATTGGAAGAATTGGGGGTTGATCAATACTCAGCGAGTCGCACTAATGGTGTTCTTTTCAGCGTAGTGTTCAAAGGTACGGTGCATCCTGAGTTCTGCAAGGCTACAGGATCACATGGTCTGAGTTCTCCGCGTAAGGGCTCGACTTGGGATAAGCGATTCAAGGCTATGCAGGGACATCGAGAGGTTTCGTATTGGATTGCTGAAGAGTTCAATATCCCTTGCCAAATCAAATATAAGAGCAAGGACGGTCACGGTTCGCGCTGTATTGGCAACATGCTTAATGAGTGCGGATTCTTGTACCTCGGGCCAGAAGGGCCATATGCCATGTGGGTGCCGGATGTCCTGGGAGAAGTGGCAAAATCAGTGGGTAAAGGTCATGAGGTGGAAGAACCAGCAAAGTCTTTTGTTCTGGAGTTCGCCGGTTGCCGACGGATTGAAAAGGAAGAATGGGAAATATTAGTACTCCAAAACAAGTTAGATAAACGGAAATCACAATAGAAAGTAATCCATTTGGAGGCGCATTTAGCGCCGACATTATAACAAAAGGAGAGAACAGATGAAACCAATCGCAACAGTAATCAACAACAACCTGCCAAGCGGAATGTGGCACAACCTGGTTGAAACAGAACCAAGCATCACCCTATCAGTCGGCACCCGACTCTATCTTGCCGAGCCTTATCAGGAAATAGGTTCCCCACTGGCCGGTGGCTTCTTTGGTGGAGAGATGGTCATTGATGGCGAGCGCTACGCCCTGATCGTCGCCCCTAAGGCCGAGGGTGAAAAGATGGATCTAGAGTACAAGCTAAAAGGCCGTGACACCTTCGACGGAACTGACAGCGACGATGACGGACTGACTAATACCGGGCTCATCAACGATGCTAACCACCCTGCTGCGCAATTCTGCCGCGGTCTGCAGCTCGGCGGTTTCGATGACTGGTATCTCCCTTCACGGGATGAACTGATGATGCTGTGGCGCAATCTCAGCCCTCTCCGCAAGAACACTCCTGATCTATTCCGCGAAGACGGAACAGAGGCATTTGATACTACCTGGTACTGGTCAAGCACTGAATACGCCCAGTACTCCTACGGTGCATGGGTCGTGGGATTCGACAATGGGGGCCAGTACGGCGTCAATAAGCTCGACGATTATGGAGTCCGGGCCGTCCGCAGATTAAAGCTTTAACTATTTAACCATTTATCAATTTTCAGGAGGAAATCATGGCTAAGAAAGCAACTATCCCGGCATTCGGTTCCCCACTTGGTGGCGGATTCTTCGCTGGCGAAATCATCATTAACGGCGAACGATTCGCCTTGGTTGTAGCACCCAAAGCTGAAGGCGAGAAAATGGAGCTGCAGTACAAGAAAAAAAACCGTGACACTGCCGACGGCACTCATGTCGAGAATCAGGGTTTGGCGAACAGTGATCTGATCAACGACGACAATCACCCTGCTGCGCAGTTCTGCCGCAGTCTGAAGATCGGTGGCTTTGATGATTGGTATCTGCCCTCTCGTGATGAATTGATGACTATCTGGATGGCGCTTGGCCCACGTCGGAGCAACACTCCAGATCTGTTCCGCGAAGACGGAACAGAGGCCTTTAATACTGAATGGTACTGGTCCAGCACTGAACACGCCCAGTACTCCAGCAATGCATGGTTCGTGGAATTCATCAATGGCTACCAGTACAGCAGCAATAAGAACTACAATTATGAAGTCCGGGCCGTCCGCAGATTAAAACTTTAACTATTTAACCATTTATCAATTTTCTAGGAGCAACAACATGGCATTGGCGTCAACCCTCCCCATCTATCGAGTCACCTACGATCTGCTGCAGGTAGTCACTCGCATTACCAAAGATATGCCGCGTGATTACAAGCAGTCGCTCGGCGGCAAAATACGCGAGGGTTGTATTGAACTGTCAGTGCTGATCTACCGGGCTAACTGCTCCCGTGATAAACGCCATCACCTGGAAGACCTGCAGGAACAACTGCAGGTGGTGACGTTACTGCTCAGGCTATCCAAAGACATGAAGCTGATCAGCATGGGGCAGTTTGCCCAGACTATAGAACTGACCGATCAGATCGGCCGTCAGGCCACTGGTTGGATGAAGTCCGCATCGTCGCCTGCTGTATGACCGTTATGGCGGTGATACCTGTGCGAAATAATCTGGTCGTGTCCCTGGGGAGTCCCCCACGGCTATGCGCCACTAGCGAAACCGGCGGGCATTGGCCCGGACAGGTCGCGGCGCAGTTTCATGGTGGATCGGCACAGCCTTCTACCGTGCGACGTGAGCAACACGACACAACGCCCAGAACTCCAACAATGCATGGATCGTGGAATTCAACAATGGAAACCAGAACAACAACAATAAGAACAACAATTATGGAGTCCGGGCCGTCCGCAGATCATAACGATACGGGCTTGACGGTGGAAGAGCTGCTTTGCGCCTATTACGACTGCCGCAGGCGCAAGCGTACCACCATCAATGCTTTACAGTTCGAAACAAATCTGGAGCGCAACATCATGGATCTGTACCGGGAACTGGTAGACGGCAGCTATCGTCCCGGTACATCCATCTGCTTCGTCATCACCAGACCAAGGCCCCGCGAAGTCTGGGCAGCTGATTTCAGAGACAGAGTTGTCCACCATCTGCTTTACAACCGCATTGCCAATAGATTCCACCGCTCCTTTATCGCCGATAGCTGCGCCTGCATCCCCGGACGCGGTACGCTCTACGGTGCTACGAGACTGGAGCACAAAATCAGGAGTATCACCCAGAACTGGTCGAAGCGGGCCTATTACCTGAAACTGGATCTGGCCAACTTCTTCGTCAGCATCAACAAGAACATTCTCCGGGAGCTGCTTGCCAAAAAGATCGATGAGCCGTGGACTATGTGGCTGGCAGAAACTATCCTCTTCCACGATCCACGGAAGGATGTCCGTATTAAAGGGGCTACGAAACTGCTGGCCCTGATTCCTCCACACAAGAGCCTGTTCAACCAACCGGCACACCTGGGCCTGCCTATCGGGAATCTAAGCAGCCAGTTCTTTGCCAACGTCTATATGGACTCGCTTGATCAGTACGTGAAACACCAAATCAAGGCCCCGCATACATCCGCTACGTTGACGACATGATCCTGCTGCACGAATCTCCAGAGTGGCTGAATAATGCCGGCGCACAGATCGGAGCATTTGTAACGTCTCTCCTCGGCATGAAACTGAACCCGCGTAAAACCATTCTGCAGCCCATTGAAAGAGGTGTGGATTTTGTCGGGCAGATCATTAAGCCCTGGCACAGAGTTCTGCGACGGACAACGCTGGAAAATGCGGCAACAGCCCTTATGGAAAAGAACGGTGAAGATCTGCTGCGCAGCGCCAACAGTTATTTAGGTCTACTGAGACAGTCTGAACAGAGTCACCACGCTCGGGCACGGCTGGCACGTATTGCAATTCGTAAGGGGCATTGTGTTGATGGTCAGTTCAGGAAGGTATTTAGGAAAGGCCGAGAGAATAGTAACCCCTGCGCCTCCCCGCGTTTGGGTCATATGGTTTAAATTTGGAGGTCGATTTTGAGCACTAAAATAGATTGGTGTGATGAAGTTTGGAACCCGACAACCGGCTGCACGAAAGGCTGCTCTTACTGCTATGCCAAGGCGTTTGCCGAGCGGATGAAGTGCAACCCGAATGAGAAAATAGCACATAAATATCGCAACGGTTTTGAACCTACCTGTCATCCGGATAGTCTGGCTATTCCGCTGAAATGGAGGAGGCCGAGGCGGGTTTTTGTAGACTCGATGGGGGATCTGTTCGACCCTGGTATCCCGTATGATTTTATAGATAAAGTTTTTAAGACGATTACCTTCTCTGACCGTCGCCATACTTTTATGATTTTGACCAAGCATCCTGAAAGAATGCTGGAATATGTAGGCCGATACAGTCCTCGCTTCATAGAAGCATACCCACATCTATGGCTTGGAGTCTCAGTCACCAGGCAGAGTGAGGCCGACACTTTCATCCCCTTCCTGTTAAAGACCCCAGCGGCAAAGCGTTTCGTCAGCATCGAGCCGATGCTGGGGGCGGTGGATCTGATGAACTTGGCAGGCCCTGGTAATTGTTTCTACCAGTGCCTGGTTCCAATAACCGGAAGTGGAGACGCCAACCGGCCCGCGCTGGATTGGGTCATTTGTGGCGGCCAGACCGGCAAAAAAGCCGCCAAGCTGAATGGGGACTGGGTCGCCCGGTTAAGGAATCAGTGCAAGCACGTAGGCGTCCCCTTCTTCTTCAAGGGATGGGGCGAAACTGACAAGAGCTTGCGGAACCACCCGGGCCGACACCAGATCGACGGTAAAACCATTCGGGAGTTCCCGATATGAAAGACCTTCGACGTTTCAGAATCCCCCCGCAAATGCCGCTTAATTTCAGCGGTGAAATCATTATCGACAACTTTGCCGGAGGAGGTGGCGCTTCTACAGGCATCGAGGCGGCAATTGGCCGGGCGGTGGATATCGCCATCAACCACGACGCCGGCGCGATCGCCATGCACGAGGTCAATCACCCGCACACGAAACACTTCTGCGAGTCGGTTTGGGATATAGATCCTGTCAAGGTTTGTGCTGGCCGTCCGGTGGGACTCGCCTGGTTCTCTCCTGACTGTAAGCATTTCTCCAAGGCCAAGGGGGGTAAGCCGGTTGAAAAGAAGATTCGCGGCCTCGCCTGGGTAGTCATGCGCTGGGCGGCTACGGTTCGCCCCCGGGTTATCACGTTGGAGAACGTGGAAGAGTTCGTATCCTGGGGGCCGCTGCGGCAGGATGAGAGCGGCAACTGCTACCCTTGCCCGAAGAATAAGGGGCGGACGTTCAACAGTTTTGTCAATGCGCTGCGGCGCCATGGCTACGAAGTCGATTACCGGGAGCTGAGAGCCTGCGACTATGGCGCTCCCACCATCCGCAAGCGTTTTTTCCTGATTGCCCGTTGCGATAATCAGCCGATCATCTGGCCAGAACCGACACACGGCGACCCGAAAAGCGGGGTGGTAAAAAGCGGACTACTTAAGCCATGGCGGACAGCGGCAGAGTGCATTGATTGGAGCCTCCCCTGCCCTTCAATCTTCGAGCGTACTCGGCCACTGGCAGAGGCAACCTTGCGGCGAATTGCCAAGGGGATAATGCGCTATGTGGTGAATAATCCGGAGCCGTTCATCGTCACTTATTACGGGTCGAAAGGGCCGGACTTCCGCGGGCAACCGATTAACGAGCCGTTGAAAACTCAGACGACAGAAAACCGGCATGCCCTGATTACCCCCTTTCTCACCGAACATGCCAACAGCTCCGGTCAACGAACTTTCCCGGCAGATTCACCACTCCGCACCCAATGCGCCGAAGTCAAGGGCGGGCATTTCGCGCTGGTCAATGCTTTCCTTGCCAAGCATTACAGCGGAGCAGTCGGCTCTGACCTCGATGCACCCGCAGGTACGGTTACCGGTATTGATCATCATTCACTTGTCACAGCCAACCTTGTACGCAACTTCGGCAAGTCTGCCGGTGCTTCAGCAACAGATCCTGCATGCACCATCACAGGCAAGAGCAAAGACAGCTTGGTCACGGCGCACCTTGTCCGACAGTTCGGGCAAAGCATCGGCAGCAGCCCGAAAGATCCAGTTGGTACTGTCACCTCTGGGGGGCTAGGCAAAACAGGTCTTGTAACTTCTCACCTGGTCAAATTGCGCGGCACTTGTGCTGATGGTCAACCGGTCACCGATCCGGCCCCGACAGTTACGGCTGGTGGTCTTCATATCGGAGAGGTACGGGCGTTCCTGTTGAAATATTACGGTAACGAGCAGGACGGGATCGATATAGCAGAGCCGCTACACACGGTAACGACGAAAGAGCGTTTCGGTCTGGTGAATGTTCACGGGCAAGAATACCAGATTGCCGACATTGGTATGCGGATGTTGGCGCCGCGTGAACTCTTCCGGGCCCAAGGATTCAATGACAATTACATAATCGACCGAGACACCAACGGCAAGCCGTTCACGAAAACAGAGCAAGTTGCCCGCTGCGGCAATTCTGTTTGCCCACCAATAGCAGAGGCGATTGTCCGGGCGAACATGCTGCAGGCAGCGGCAGAAGTGAGGGCAGCATGACCACTTTGACCTGGCTACTCACCATTCTCTCCCTGATTGGAGTTATTCTGAACACCCATCAAGACCGGCGCTGCTTCTACATCTGGATCGTAACGAACAGCTGTTGGGCAGGTGTCGATTTCTACAAGGGCATTTACGCCCAAGCAACCATGTTCATTCTCTACCTGCTGCTGTCAATCTGGGGGCTTTACAAATGGAAGCACAAGGTATGACCCGCCCTCAATCCATCAATCATTTCCAATTACACACTCTGGCGCGTGGCTGGTACATCACGACCTTTCTGCCAATATTCACCGGTCTGAAATATTGTGAGGACTTACCGCCGCATTTCTGCAACCGAATCGACAAGGGCGGTTATTGCCCGTTCGCTTGTTACTGTCACCCCATGGTGCAGGATGAGCGCAACCCCCATAACTGGCATAAGCTCTGTACCGTTTTTGTTGCCAAAAACGGTTTACTGGATATTAAAGAGCTGTTCAATACCAAGCTCGGCTGCAGCCACAAAAATAATGACTACTCAAGGGCCGTAGCCCTTCTCAAGAGGCTTAATTGATATGTCCGACTTCGACCGCGTAAAGCAAGCCCTGAATATCGAAACCCTCATCACCACCGAAACCGGCCTAAAGATGAAGGGGAAACATCTGGAAGAGTGCCCCTTCTGTAAGGGGCACGAGTGCTTTTCCATCCGCGTAGCGCAAGGAGCGTTTAACTGCTTCCAGTGTGGTGATACGGAGTCGGGAGGGGACATCTTCACGTTCCTGCAGAAGTTCCATAACCTCGGCCCCGCCGAAGCGCTCAAGCGCGCGGCGGCCCTCGCGGATATAACCATTGAAGAGAAGGGGACTGAGCGCAAGCAGCGGTTTTCGGCGGCGGAAAAATGTCGTCAAATGGCGGCGGATTACTACCACAGCCACATGCTGGAGAACGGTGGCAAGGAATATTTGACTGTTACCCGAGGGCATAAGCTGGAAACTCTGAAAAAGATGGCAGTTGGCTATTCTGATGGCCGGTTACTGGACTTTTTGCGGAAATCAGGTTTTGAAGACGGGGTTATTCTGGAGAGTGGTCTAGCCAAAGAGAAGGAGTTTCCGGGGCAGGGAAAGAGGATCCTCGACTTTTTCGGCAAAGGGCTGGTGATCTACCCGCATTATTCCGGGGAAAAGGTGATCCACTTCACTATGAAAGACCCGGAAAAGAAGCTGAAATATCAACTTCCAGAGAAGCACAGAGCTAAGAATTGGGCTTTCTATAATCAGGATGCGATTGACAAATATCAGGAGATCATACTTGAAGAGGGTGAAAACGACCTGCAATCTACTATGGATGCGGGGGTTACCAACGTTATTGCGATGATTGGTCAGATATCGGAAGAGCAAATCAAGTATCTGGCCAGCCGCTGCAGAGGGAAACATCTATACCTTTGGGTGGATAACGACGAAGGTGGCATTAAGTACATCCGCAAAATTTGCCGGGCTCTCCCTGATATCAATATAAGGGTCGTGGTTTACGGTAAATCTGGGGACGATCCGGATGCCTTTATTCAGGCACTCCCCGAGGGAGAAAGACGGGGGGAAATCAAGAAACTACAGCTGGAGGCAATTGACTACATCGCCTGGGAGATTTTGCAGCTGGATTCACTTCCTGATCTGCAAAATAAGCTGGCAGCGCTGAAAAGTCATGAAATCTTCAAGCTCATCTCCAGCCGGTCAGAGATCGAGCAGCAGATTTATATCGAGAAGCTGGAAAAGACTGGCTTCAGCAAGAAGGCCATCGAGCAGGCGCTCGACTTCTCTCAGGAGCTTTACACCCGGGTGGCTCAGTATTTTGCCGAGCACTCTATCAAGGACGCGGATCCGAATGCGATCGCGGCAATCATCTACAAGTATTTCGGCGATAATGGCCGCTTTTATTTCGATGCGGCGAACATCGTCTGGCTGATCTACAAAAACAAGACTTATGAGGTGTCAAACAACACGCCGTTCAATGCCCTGATGCACAAACTGACAAAGCTCCTGTATTCCCGTGCTCCCGGGAACAGCGTCTGGGATGCCCTGAAGTGTATTGCCTACAACCACGGCAGAAGAGTTGACCGAGCGCAGTGGATCCACACTGATGATGTGAGGGGGATTATCTGGGCGAACCTGAACGGGCCGAATAATACTATCTTGAGGATTTCAGAGGAAGGCACGAAAGAGATTCAGAACGGCATGAATGATGACCATGTGCTGCTTTCATCTTCTACAGAGATTATGCCGTTCAATTTCCTCCCTGATGCGGATATCCAGGAGGGCATGGAGGCCTTCAAGAAATTGGTGATCAACAATATGGCCTGTGATAAGAAGCAGCGCTATTTCATTGCCTGTTGGCTGTTGTCTGCTTTCGTAACTGATTTCGCCAAGTGCCAGGGCCATATGAAATTCGCAGGATCGGCCGGCAGCGGCAAGTCAACCACGGCGGAGCTGATCAGCGCCCTTCTCTATGGCAAAGAAAGTCTTGAGGACCCTTCCGGTGCAGCGGCTTATTCGCTGGCAGCGCAAAATCCGCTACTGGTTATAGACAACCTGGAGAGCAAGGACTTGACCAGGACAATGCAAAAATTCCTATTGCTGGCAGCAACCAGGGGCGGTAAGGCAAAACGGGCCATGGGGAGCGATAGCGCCACAATTAAGGAACAGCCTCGGGCGTTGATCTGTATCACGGCTATTGAGCCCTTCACACTTCCGGAGCTTATCAGCAGGATTTACGATATCTGGTTCGATCGCAAAAAGTACCCAAGTGAGAAGTTCTATGCTGCGGAGGTTTTCCGCAACCTGAAACGCCAGCGGGATCTTATTATGTCAGCCTTTGTAAAATTCATTCAGGCGGATGTACTCCCTTCTATAGAACGATGCTCTGAGTATATGACGGTGCTGCAGGTGGATTATCCCGGCCATGCCAAAGACAGGACAAACGAATATCTGGCACTGCTCTGCATCATCCTGAACAAGCTCTTGAAGTACATCCCCTACTATGACCCCAATGAGGCGGCGCTGCTTGGTGGCATGAAAGACGACTCCGGCAAATACTCGATGGAAGAGAAGGATATCCGGGACGCCTGGATCTCCGAACAAAACAGTAAGGCTGTCTCTACGGAGGTAAACAGCAACAACATCCTGAAGATGTTCGACGGTCTGGTTCGTGAGTATATGCTCTACTTCAAGGACAAGAAGCTGGAGCCGACTATTGAGCGCGGCTATGACGAACCGGTCTTCAAGATGGAACACCCAATGTATGGTCTCACCTTATATAAAACCGTGCCAGAAGACTTAATGCACGATGGTGAACGTTTCGAGACCTCAACAGTCGAGTTCGTGGCCAAGTCTTCAGACATCGTTTCAGCGCTCGATCGCTACTGTAAGGAGACAGGTGGCCTGAAGAACATCTACACCGATGCTGCTGTATTCGGCGCCAGGCTGCAGAACGATATCAAGGTGCTGGAAAAAGGCGGCTGGAAGCTGATCACGAAGGATGATTCAGGGCCATACTTCAAGAAGGTCAAGGGGAATAACTTCTTCAAGTTCCAGCATGCACTGGTGAGGTAGGTATGAAAGAACGTGAGATCAACGAAAAGATATCAGCATGGATCGGTAGGCCATGTACCTGCGAAACACTGGATGATAGAGGCTCAATGTATTGGGGGGCATGTGCTATGCACTCAATGGCAGGTTTGCCGACTCCGTATGTCACCTCTGATCGATGTGCGGTTGAGCTGATTTCTGAATTAGCCCAACGGGGGTTTAAATCTATTTTAGAGAGTTGCCCATCTCATCATAATCTAGGAGGCAGCATTGGATACCTTTTCCAGATTAGTAAAGGGAAATGGAAGTATTCATGTTTGCAACCAACTATCAGTGAGGCGATCTGTCAGGCCCTGCTGAGGGTAATTGACAGCCCAAAGGGTGAAAGTCCCTTTAAATAGGTAGAGATCAGGTCTGAAAGTGTGGCATTTTGCCGCACTTCCTTTTTTTTCTTAGTATTTTACAGGAACCCTTGACACACTTTTGAATTACTTTCTACCTTTCTACTTAATACTATATTTTATTAATTATATTAGTTAGTTAGGTGGGGGGAAAGTGGGGGGAAAGTGGGGGGAAAGTGGGGGGAAAGTGGGGGGAAACTTCCGGTGTGTTTTAAACTTTCTACCCATTGTAAAGCCGCACTGGTCAAGGGTTCACAGTATAGGGTAGAAGGGTAGAAGTTGTAAATATCTAAGACACTCGGCAGAATCGCTTAAGCTTTTGAATCTCTATTCATCGGGATCGGCCGGCCGCAGGCCTTTATGATTCCGATAAAAAGACTTATCAGAACTATTAAAAAGATAATGTCGAAACCCCCTTAGAGTAGAGCCAGCAAAGCCCCACAAACAGGCTGTGCTCTCCCTGCTCGCTGCCGGTGCAAAAAACAGCTCAGAACAGACCCAATAAAGCTAAACCACCAACTGCATATTCTTACAAACTGTGCAGTTCAACACTTTACCAGACACCACAATTCAACAGTTTAGGAGATCGGGATATTATGAAGTGTGCAGCTCAATTCAAATCAAGCGGGATATCAGGCCACCAGGTACCCACCCCCCCTCAAAAAATTCAGAATCAAACCCTTGTCCTCCCCCCCTATAGCTCGCTAATATCGCGGCCATTTTCTAAAGATTTTTTCAAAAAGCAGGGGGCGCGGGGGATTTCGTGGAAGCTTTGATATTCTCATGGATGGAATTCCTCAGCATCCACAAGGGCCAGCGGCCTGATACCGTGCGGCAGTATGAGAAAATAGTCCGGTCTTTTTTCATCTGGACCGGTGTTGATAGCTTGCCCCCTCTCCAGCCGAGCGCAATTACCCGTGATATCGTCTTAGAGTGGATCAAGCATCTTTTCTATGACCGGGGTAACATCTCCCCTCGTTCCCGTGCTTCAAAGCTCTCAGCGCTAAGATCGTTCTTCTCCTGGCTGAAATCAAACAGGCAGATTTCACATGATCCAACAAAGGGAATCCCTTCGCCAAAGGTTCAAGAGACCCTGCCGCAAAAGTTCAGCACTGAAGACCTGCGGCTTCTCTTCTCTGGTCCGGATCTTGACACCGCCATGGGGCTCCGCGACCTTGCCATGCTTAAAACCATGTACGCTGCCGGTACAAGGGTCTCAGAGCTTGTGAACCTTGACATTAACCACCTTGTTGATACCGGCGGATATATCCGACTGCAGATTATTAACGGCAAAGGCGGCAAATCCCGCACCGTAACAATGCGCAGCAACCCTTCCCGTGCGCTGCGGGAATGGCTACATATTCGCCGTGAAATTGAAAGCGAAGATTCTGCAATCTTCATCCGCCTGAAAGGGAAACCCGTTTCCCGGCTTTCCACAAAAAGCGCCGAGAATATCCTTAAAAAATACCTGCGACTGGTAGGGATTAACGATGTTGATGTCGGTGTTCATAAGATGCGGGCTACCTTCGCCACAGATCTGTATGACAGTGGCAATGACCATTGCCCCCATTGCCGTAAAGCAATCACCTATGTAGGGCCTGTAGAGGTCGCCATGCTCCTGGGGCATGAAGCAACAGACCTGTCTACCGTCATGCGCTATATCGCCGTATCAGATAGAGTTTTACGCAAAACAGCAATACCTGATCGCCGCTTCAATGAAATCGAAAATGAAGGATAAACAGGGGGGAGTGATGACCAGGGCACAACATGGTGCAGTTGAACTGTTTGATGGATTGCAGCAGCGGTTCGGCAGCAATGCCGGAGAAATCATCAAAGCCATAGTCGAGATAGCCGGAGGTCTACAGATCCGGGTGCCAGACCTTCAATTTCTGTATCGTCAGGAACGCAACAGGCGTATCCGGTACGAATTCACCGGGTTCAATTACGAAGAACTTGCCATTAAATACCGACTTAAATGCCGTCAAGTTCGAAGGATCGTCAGTGAACAACCGTTCAAACAAACCTAAATAGTGCCATTCCTGCCACAAACAAGACCTTGAAACCTGCTATGAAGCCCTCTATGGCGTGAAAAAGTATTCACACCGGAGGGCTTTTTTTATGGATGAACAGACCAGTGAAAGAATAGCGCAACTTGAAGAAGAGCTTGAGCGCTTGAAATCCGGCGAAGAACCGGAAGAAGATCCACTCCTAGCACGATTAACTGTAAAAACGCGCCGCAGCTACACCCTCAGCGAAGCCGCCCTTGAAGCCCGCCGCCAGAATGCGCAAAAATCCACCGGCCCCGTAACTCCAGAAGGGAAAGAAGCCTGCTCCATGAACGCCTGGAAGCATGGTCAACATTCCCGCAAACGTATTCTCTCCATGGGTAAGCCGTGCAAGTCCACCTGTCCAAGTTATCCCTGCTATCTGGTTGATGACGGGGCCACACAGCCCGGCCAGCAATGCCTGGATAAAGAATACATGCTCACCACTATCAACGCCCTATCCAAAGCAATGGGTAATGGCGACCTGACCGACCTGAAAGACGTTATCACCCTGCAGCTCGGCGGCACTATTCAGGTCATAGACGAACTACAGGCCTCTATCCTTCAGTATGGCGTCTACATGAAATCCGAAAAGCTCGGCAAAGACGGTGCCGTCATAGGATACGAACTTAAACCGAATCCGTCGCTTTTACCTCTGGCCAACCTGCTGAAAGCTGCCGGTGTCACCATGCCTGAATTTATGGTTACGCCTGCTGCAGTGGAAAGTAAAAAAGCCTCCAAAGAGGCAATAGAGACACTCGCTGATGTTTTCCGCGGTGCAGGAGCTGCGCTTGCCGAAGCACAGAAAAAGAAAGAGTAATGGAACCACTTGGCGATATTTCAGATCTGAAAAAGGGGATCATTGTCCCTCATGATCTCTTCGACAAAACGCTTGAGAGTCTTGATTGGACGTGGCACCAGGTAGCCCGGTCAGAATTCCCCCCCCCGTTTACTTCGTTGGAGCAGTTCCAGCTTGCAATCATCTGTTCAGACCGTGTTGTCTGGTCTGCCGCCTTTCTTCGCTCGCCTGAAGACGGGAAAAGTCCGTATGTCTTTTGGGATTATCAGGAAGCATCTCTGCGCGATATAGGGAATACCGTCCACCAGTGTGGCTTCGAAACCGGCAAAACGCGGGAAATTCTTGCCTTCATGATGTACGAAATATACAACAAGCCCAACGGCAGCGGCCTTATGACCGCCCCCCATGCCGTGCACACGCTTGAAATAGTAGATGGAATAATGGATCAACTCAGTAACAACCGCAGCCTCCAGCGTTGTCTTGTAGAACATAGAAAACAGCCTCACCATTACCTTAAATTCAATAATCGCTTCGAGCTCGATATCAGAACCTGCGGCCATGACGGTACTCAGCTGCGGGGTGTGCATGCCAAAACTTTCTGTATTTTCGATGAAACTCCCAAAGCTAAAAACGACAAGATATTCACTGAATTCTGGGGCAGAGGCGAACCCGGGGCCGTCTTTAAACTTTATGGCATGCCAGATGGTGACCGTTCCTGTCAGCATTTTAAACTATGTGCCCGCACCGAAGGAAAACTTAAAGCCGAAGAAGCCGCTAGTCTGGTCAAGGGTTGCCCGACCGACTTCAGTTTATACAAGTGGGGCAAACATCTCCAGCCGCCACCTTACTGGACAGAAGAGCGCCGCCGCTTCCTCATAGATCAGTACCACGGTGAAGACAGTTCCAGTTATCGCCAGGCAGTGCTTGGTGAATGGGGAGATCCAGAAAACTCCGTATTCCCATGGAAGAAACTTGAAAAACTCCTCAAGGATATCAAGGAATACTGTTGCCTTAAAATATACGTTGATGATTCCAGTAATGAAGTCTGTCTCTCCGGATACGAACTGCGGTCACCGGTAACAGATGGCCAGATCGGCACACCAGAACCGGTTTGGCTGCTAGATAAAAGGGTATCAAAAAACGATTTCAATATCAAAGAAGAGATCAAAACCTTCTTCAGCGGCATACCTGGACTCTGCTTTATGGGTGGAGACCTCGGCTTTTCCCAGGATCCCACTGAACTGTATGTCAAATTGGTTATAGGTAAAGTGCACCGCCTGATTGCGCGGGTGCAGTTAAAAGGCGTCTCCTACGATCAGCAGGCAGAAGCAATCGATGCTCTCGATGATGTTTATGATGGCGGTCGTTGTCAAATGGGAATCGGTCTTGACTTCGGTAATGCCGGATCTGCCGTTGTACATATCCTTCAAGGGCAGGAGTTATACGCAGAGAAGAATTATGAAGATCGTCTCACCGGCTACCAGTTCGGAAGCACCTATGACGCCGTCAATGAAGACGGGGAAGTCATTATCGATAAGCATACCAATAAGCCGGTAAAACTCACAGCCAAAGAACTGGCAACCGACATCCTCACCAGCAAGATGCACCGCCTGGAACTTGAATACCCCTACGATCCGGACATCATGCTCATGTACCCGAATCATACTTACAGACCCGGACAACGTCACAGGATTTATAAAGATATAGATGACCATATCATCGACGCTGATCGCGTTCTTACCCTGCGGATCATTTTACCAGGCAACAACGAAGAAGATCTTTTCGCCTGCGGTTAGAAGAGAAAAAAGGAGCAACCATGAAACTATTCGGCTTTGACATATCACGCGGCAAGGCAGCAGATGACATAATCACCAAGCCACAGTATACCCTTACCGCTTCACAGGGTCCGCTTACTCCGTGGTTTCAAGACTACTACCTGCGCAAAGTATCCGGAGATTTCTATGAAGCCCTGCGGGAAGGGATACCGGTAATAGATTCCGCCATCCGTCGGCTGATCTCACTGAATGGCACCATCAAGATTATCGGCACCAACGCCGCCCTGGTGCATGAGCTTGAAGACTTCTGCTGTAATGTGCCGGTTAATGATCATCAAAAAGGGATTCAGGCTTTTCTCGAAAACTTCAGTAACGAAGTCTTTGAACAGGGTTTCTCCATGCCTGAATTCCTCGCCACCCCAAAGTTTGATGATATTGCCAGCCTGCGGGTGCCGGATTCCAAGCAGATCATTTTCCGACGCAATGCCGACGGCACCACCGAACCCTGGTATCGCTACACCAGCCAGTTTATGCCAGCATCGGTTACCCGGCTATCAACTCCCGGCACACTGGTAGAGAGGATCATCAACGCCACCTACAACCAGGCGATCTATGTCAATTCAGCATGGGAAGTGAAACTGAACCCGGCCAACAAGCTCTATTTCTCCATCAACAACGAGAATTCAGACCCCTACGGCGTCTCGCTTATGCGTTCCATGGAGTTCTGCAGCAAACTGCTCATGACCATGCAGAACAGTCTCGGCAATGTCTGGGAGCGCTTCGGTGATCCCTCCTATCATGTCAAATATAAAACCACCAAAAAAGACCTTGGCGGGGTAGGTCTTGAAGAGCGCCGTCAGAAGATACAGACCGACTTTGGCACAGCTATCAGAGCCAAACGAGCCGGTAAAAGCGCCGATTTTGTCACAGCCATTAATGCCGAGGCAGAAATGGAAATCAGTGTCATAGGCAGTGACGGTCAAATACTGGAGCTTGAAGTCCCTGCACAGCATGTGCTGGATCAGATCGTCAGTAAGACCGGCCTGCCTTCATGGATGCTCGGCATTCGCGGCAATACTGTGCAGGGTATGGCAACCCTTGAAGTCGAAGCCGCCCTTCAGGATGCTAAAGTCCGACAGCTCTCCATGATGCCGGAACTGATCCGCCTCTTTTCAACCTTCCTTCGCCTGCGCGGTCGTAGCTGGAAGAGCATCAACCTGACCGGAGATCCGAATAAACCGGGAGACTGGGGCATTGTCTTTGAAACCCCGAACCTCCGCGACCTGGTTGCACAGGCACAAGCCCGCTTCCTCAATGCTCAGGCCGATATGATGGGAGTCCCGGCAACAGCACCAGCACCGGCAAACCCGTCTAAACACGGCAAGGGCTGCGGCTGCGGCAACCACTCAACCATTCAACTACTCAGCCACTCAACCAAAGAGACCCGCCCCATACAATGGCCGGAGCTTGATCAGGTAGAAGAGGAATATGAAGCCCGCCTCAAAACCGACTGGCAGGAATTTGCAGTAAAACTATTCACTATTGCCAAACTTGACCCGACCAGTATCGCCCTTGGCATGGCGAAAGAAGTCGGCATTGAAGCCTTCACCTTCTCCGAAGAGCAGCGGGCTCAGATATTCAAGGAGATGGATACCTACGTTGGCAACTATCAGCCCAATAATCCCGACTCCCCCCTGAAAATGTATTACGGAGAAAGCTACAGTTCCGGCCTTATTCAGGCCGCTCAGTTGATCGGCAAAGAGCGCCCCATTCTGGACATACTCAAGAACAAAAACATATATGAAGCCTTGGTAGAGAACGGTTTTAAACTGGTCAAAGACAATGCCACCACCGCCATTAAAGACAAGATCATTGCCGAGATGGAGGCCCACGCCATTGCCGGCACAAACCCGCTGAATGTTGCCGAGCGCCTGAAAACTGTATTCGGTAATCAGAACAGCAGCTGGGAGAGATTGGCCCGCACTGAAATGGCACTTTCCGCAGAAACTGCCAAAAGCAACGAGTGGGCAGCCTGGGGGATAAAAAAGGTCAACTTCTTCCCCGCGCCGGATGCCTGCCCAATCTGCCGGGCACTCAAAGGGGAATATAAACTGGCTGAATGCCCCGTCATTCCGGTACACCCCCGCTGCCGATGTTCCAAGACTCCGGCGCCGGATGAGGTAGCCAAAGTTTAAGAAAGTGTCCTGACTGTCACAAACAGGGCATTGGAACATGGTAAGGAAACAGTCATTGCTGAAAAAACATTCATGCTTAAAGCCATATTAAGGAGAATCCGATGAAAACATTTACCAGCCTTCTGTTGTTACTCTCCGTTGTCATCCTGTTTGCTGCCTCTGCCTTTGCCGCACCGACCAAGCTCTCATTTCAGAATCTATCCGCCGCCGGCCAGACTAATTATCCGGTGACCTGCTCAGTTGTCGGGATTCTCGATAAAACGGATATCATCAACGATAACGCCGAACGGCTGAATCTTACCTCTCTGCGATCGATTTCCCTTTCAAAAGGTGGACTCGGCAATTACAGCACCGCTCTTACCACCAAGGGCAGCAACTTCAAGATCGCTTGTGTCCGCACCAATGACGGTACAGCCACCACATTAAAAATGTATTTCGACAGCATGTCCGGCTACTGGTTTCCGGTTTCAGCCGGTATCTACCGCTTTTATTAAGATGGCAAAAGTCGGCAGGGTAGAAACTATTACGACCAGACCGGTAGATAAGAGCATTGCCGGTGCAGGAATTGAAGCCCAAAAAGACGCAATCAAGCAGGAGGATAAACACCATGGATGAAGCAAGACTTGCCCTGATCATAGCCGCTATTTTGGCATTCAAACCGGAAGATTTCACCACTAAAGGCGCACCCAAAGCCGCTTCCATAAAGGCCACTGGTCTTGATATTACCCCGGAAGAGCTTGAAGCAGCCCTGGCGAAGATAGAAGCCGACAAACCGGCCACAGAAATAGCCACCACCATTGACACAGAAGGTGCCAGCTACGTGGTAACTCACCGCGATGGCGGCCCGAAGAAAGTCTGGTTCCGCAATGGCAAGGAAATCGGTGTCGAAAATGTCTAAAAAGATCGGCGCAAAAGTATTCGGGATTAAGGGCGCAGGAATCGGCGCGGAATGTACCCCGGACATGCTTGCCAAGATCAACGGCTATGCCTTGACCGCATTAACTACGGAGCAGGTCTTTGTCCGCAAGTTCCTCATGGCGCACAACTGTATTGACCGGGATAACGAATGTTTCCCTGCCGATATGCTTGATCAATTTGCCGTCACTATGCCGGGCAAGTCAATGCTTGTTGGACATAACCGTCGGGATCTTCCCTGCGGCAAGTTCTTCGATGCCACCACTGAAGAGATGACCTGCGAGCAGTTTAAATCCCTGACCGGTGAAGAACCACGGATGCCTGAAGGTATGGATAGGTGCAAGGTTCTTTGGGCGTGGGCCTACATGGTTAAAACCCCCGGCAATGAAGAACTCACTCAGCAGATTGACGGTGGTGTCTGTTCGCACTGCTCCATCGGCTTTGCTGCTGCCGATCTTACCGCCATCCGCAAAGATCCTAATGGCCCCGCGCTCTACTATCAATATGTTTCCCCGGGTGAAGCCCTTGAAGGCTCCCTTGTTTGGCTCGGCGCACAGCCGGGAGCAACTGCACAGAAGGCCCTGACCGATCAGGAAAAACATAAAACGGAGGTACACAGCATGAAAACTATTGTGGCGTTGCTGGTCGGCATGGGTATTAAGTCCCTGGTGGCCGATGCAACAGAAGAACAGGTGGCAGCAGGTATTAAGTCTCTGATCGAAGGCAAAGATGCAGAGATTGCCAAATTGAAAGCACTGGAGCCGTTAGCTGAAGAGGGGAAGAGTTACCGCAATAACCTTGTCGTTGATGCTGTCAAGTTCGGCACACTGCTCGAAGAGATCCCCGGTGATGCCGATGGGCAGAAAAAGGAATCTGATTTTCTTGCTACCCTGCCCCTTGATCGTCTGAAAATGACACGCGATAAGTATGAAGCCGCCGCCCGTGCGAAGTTCCCTACTCATACCGTTTTCACTGGTAAGAGTCAGGACGACCGTGAGCAGCGCGGTAAAGAAGGCGAGCAGCGCACTCAGGAGACCAAAGGCAAGAAAGACTTTAGCCGCCCTGAGAACAACGAACTGTTCAGCACAATCGGCAAGTAACCATTAACCCACGATCCAATTTACGGAGGATATCGATATGGCAGTAAAAATCAGAAGTGCTCTCGAAACCCTTGTCACCGTTAAAGTTAGCCATTCGGCAGCAACAACGGTTGATAACATTTACCTGTTGAACGGCAGCCGCGTAGGTCTTGCCATGAATACCGCCCTAATCAACGCTCTCAACATCTTCGTCATTGGCGGAATTGTTGAGTATAAAGCGGAAACAGGGGTGGCCTGGACTGCCGGTGATGCCCTTTACTGGGATGACACCAACAAGCAGTTTACCAAAACCTCCAGCGGCAATACCAAGTGCGCCATAGCCTACGAAGACAAGGCTGCGGCAACTGCTCTTGGTTGCGTCCTGCTGATTCCGACACCATAACCCAAACGGGCGGGCTATCCCGCCCTACTCTTTTCAGAAGGAGATTGTCATGCCTCATAGAACAATTAAACTTTTTACCGCAGAAACCTGCAAAGCCCTGCAGGGCATGGATTTGACCGAGCGCAAGCAGAAGCTTTGCGGGCTGATCAGCGCCTACTTTCAGGACAAGATGCCACAGACTCCACTTGCACTTGAAATTGCCAAGGAAATGGGAGTTGATCAGGAACTCGTCCTTAAAATGATGGGGATCATGGCCGCCAAGGGTGCTACCGGCCCGAGCGATGCGCCTAACCTGCTGAACAGGAGCACACCTGTAACCGCCGGTGTATTCTACACAGCACAGGTAGACCCGCTGCTGGATTTCGGTTTCGAGGAACTGTTTGACTTTGTTGATATGCGCAACAGCCTCCAGACAAACTTCGACATCCTTGATGTATCCAACCTCATCACTTTCGCTGAAGTAAAATCAGGCGAAAAAATGAAGAAGTACGGGATTCAGGATGGCAAGTCCACTGTCAGTAAAATGATCGTTGCCGCTGCCATCGGTATTCTCGATGACTGGATCAATTACGCCCAGTTCTGGAATCTCAATCAGGCCGTCATTGAAGCCAGGTCGAAATATTATGACAAGATGGCAACCGACCATTATTCACTGGTATCTGCCGGTGCGGTGGCTCAGGCTTTCGCCACTGACGATATCACCACCATCAACAACGCTTGTTCCAGTATTCTTACTGGCTGCGCCGGGAAAGGCTTCACTCTCACAGGCAACGAGACTTTCGAGCTTCGCGCAAACATAAACCTCAAGGCCCGGATCGAGAAAGCTTTTGCCCTCACCTTCAACAGCCCGAACGCCGACAAAAATCAGCTGGTTTATACCCTGAACCGTAAATACAGCACCAAACTGGCCACAACCGAATATTACGTTGTGCTGCCGGGCCGCAAGCTCAAGCGCGGCATCTGGTCTGATCTGTCGGCAGAAACTGACCGCGACATTCTCACCCGCGGCACAGACGTTGCCTACTGCGGAGAGTACAACGCCGGTGTCGGCGAAGTTCAGCAGGTTCGTAAGCTCGCACTGAGCTAACCGCTCGGACGTTGTGACTGAAGACCGGAAGAGATTAACTCCTTTTCTCTTCCGGTCTTTTTCAGAGTGCCCAAGCCTCATTTATTCCCGGAGCAATCATGGCCTACCACACCCTTGAAGACCTGAAAAATACTGTTCCGGAAGAGATCATTATTGCTCTTTCTGATGATAGCATGGTCGGCGTGGTAAATGAAACCGTGGTGGCTGCTCTGATCGCCAGTACCGACTCCCTGATTGATAGCTATGTATCCGCTCAGAACAGTATTCCGCTTACCCCTTGCCCTGCAGAGATACGAGATATTGCCTGCGACATCACCATTTACAAACTCTACAAGCGCCGTCAGGAAGAACTGTCAGACACCCGCCGCCTTGCCTATAAGGATGCCATCCGCCTGTTAGAGCAGATCCGTGACGGCAAGCATGAACTGAATGTCAGTATAGCCGCCAATAACAGCTACTCCAGCGGCGTAGTTATCTCTGACCATTACACCTTTGGAGACAGCAATGCTTGAGATCCGCACCAACTTCACCGGGCTCAAGCGGGTTGAAAGCCATGTCGAGCAGATTGGAAAGGCCTACCCCTCAGCAGCCAGAAAAGGGTTACGCCGCATCGTCCGCGGACTCCATGCCCTATCCCTGGCAAAACTGAGCGGTTCCGGCGGTGCCGGTCGTAAAGCGCAGATAGTCGGCCCTTCCCGCGGCTTTACCAAAAAAAGCGGCGAAACAGTTAACTTCAAGCCGCAGTTTAGCGGTGCCGGAGCAGATCCAGTACCGACCCGTACCGGCAACCTGCGCCGCCTGCTTGGCTTTGTTGAGCCTGGGCAAACAAAAAGCTTCAGAGAGAGCAAAACAGGGAAAGGATTTAGCGGCAGTTTTCATGCCGGGCCGATGGAAGCGATCCTTTACAACTCCGCCACATATGCCAACACCATCCACGAAGGCCTTGGCAGCAGTCGCAAATTCGGCCCCCGCCGCTTTCTGGTGGATGCCCTTGAAAAAATGAAGAACGGTGAAATGGCCGCAATTATGAATGATGAAATGGAAAAAATCAGCTAGGGAGACCCGCTGCAATGACTGAAGCCACCAAAGACTATAAGCCCCGCAGCCGTGTCCTTACCGACGCTGATTTAAAAGAAATCGTCAAACTGTTAAAAGAGCACCCGTCAAACTGTAATCTTGGCCTTACCGTTGATCAGGCCTCGATCCTCAAACGCTTTTT